GCAATGTCAGGTCCGTTGATGTAGCTGCCGGGGTGTTCCGCAGCTTCTTTCAGTCGTTCAAGTGAGTTCATTTGTCAAATACCCATTGATATGTTGATCCGCACTTCCTGCAAACGTCGCGCAAGAAATCCCACTTATGTTCGCAGCCCTGCGCCGTTGGGCCTGGATACGGCGCAAACGTGCGGTTTGGACATTCCATCACATGCTTTGCAGGCTCGCCGTCGTACCAAGACACATGGCAAATTTCACAGCGGTGTATTGTCATGGCGTTCAGAAGAAAGCCGGGGGCATTACACCCCCGGCCTCCCCTCTCCCCCTATTTGCGTTCCCAAGGCTTCGGCTTCGCCGCCCCAGCAGCCGGGTTAGTGGCAACTGTTTTCGCGGCGGTCGCAGCCGTTGCCTTCATCGCGCCATTCAGCGGAAAATACTTAGCTGAATTTTGCTCTTCGCCGCTGTTCTTGCGCGTTGTCATAGAAATTTTCATCTTCAGCGGGCGGTTATGAAGCACCGACGTATCTCGGAATGAGCCAAGGTATCCAATCGCCGTAAGGATGTCCTTCAACGTAGCATTGGCAATGTCTTGCGCTTGCTTGTTTTCGTTGATGACGTTCAAACGGTCCCAGAACTTGCGGCCAGCGTACTCTCCGTCAAGAATTGTCATTTCCAACTCGATGTACTTTCCAGTGCCGTTCTTTGTTGCTTTGTAATCGCTGTTTGTAACTTCAGAGATGTACTCGCCAACCGGAAGAAGCCCGTACTTGCTGGGTTCAACTGTGGATGGGTCAAAATCAAAATCTAGCAAAGCCATGTTCTATTCTCCTTTGGGTTCCATTGCGGTTGTCAGCGCCGTTGAAAAAGCATCGTAATCAAGCGGCAACGTGTCGGGCAGAGGCCAACGCGACTTGGCAACCCAGCCGGGACGTTCTTGCGTATAAAGCATACGCTCACCAACCCCCACGGCGCGGGTCTTTTTCTGGTTAAACCCCAGATCGCTTTTTACGGTGGACACGCGGTAGTTTGCAAACATCAACAAGTCACACCACTCGCTGATGATGCTTGCACCGCCTTTATGCAAATCAAGCATATAGCGGTCGTAGCTGTCGGTAAGCGGATCGTCGTAGCGTTTGATTTGTGTATGAGCCAGCATGATAACGCCCATGCCCTTCTCATTACGCAAAAGATCAAACCCTTCCATGACGTTATGCCACAGGTCCACCGCAAACCCGTAACCCTTGCCGTAACCAATGTCTTCGATGTTAGCGACCTTTTGATTAACAGCCACTTGCTTAAAGATCAACTTCTCTAGCCAATCTGCGCTGTCCAAAACAACGGTCTTAAATTCGTGATCTTCGCTATACAATGAATGTATAGCCTCCATCACCTCTTCATAAGATCGAGCAAGCGGAAACGCCGTGACATCCAATGCGTCCAAGCCTTCTTCGGTTTGAATGAAGACTGGGTTGGGCGCTTGGGCCGCAAAACTAGATTTACCAACGCCGTGCGTGCCGTACACAACAGCACGCGGAGGCCGGACAACGCTGGTCTTGCGGAGAGATTGTAGATTTATTGCCATTAATATTCCTTCCTAGTTACAGTTACGCTGGTTTTCGCTGGCTCGACAGTCATTGCCTTTGCCAACTTCTTGTAGATAGTCGGTTCATTGTCTTCGATATAACGCAAACCCTTCAGATCAAGCTCGCGCTTCACCTTCACCGGCTGCATATCGACAGGGATGCCCAAATTGTCAAAAGCGTCCCAGTCCACCTTACGGTTCAACCGGCCCGTGATGGCAACTTTGAAGTCTTCAATGTTGTGAGTTTCGGAGCCTTCTTCTTTAGACCCCAGCAACGCAATCAGTTCGTCTTCGATACCGACACGTTTCTTGTTGGCTTCGACCTCCTCCTTCTTTGCTTCAATCCATTCGGAAGCAAGGATGGTAGCGGTGCGGTTCTTGATGTTCATTTTCATTGTCCTTGTTTATAGGGTTGACGTAACGGAACGGAGGGTGCCATAGTACGTTCCGCTTCGTCAACAACATTTTTGGAGAAAATTGTGAAACTCAAAAACTGGATAGAATCCAAGAAGCTAACGGGTGCGGAGTTTGCAGAAATGCTTAATGTCAGTCCCGCCGCAGTGTCGCGTTGGCTTGGTGGTTCTCGTATTCCATGCATGGCGCAGATGCAAGCCATTGAAGAGCTGACAAAAGGAAAAGTGAAGGCTCAGGACTGGTACAAATGAAGGTCAGCTTCACTATACCGGGACAGCCCGTAGCCAAAGGCAGGGCGCGTATCGCTATACGTGGTAGTCACGCGGTCGCGTACACACCAGAGAAAACGCGGGTGTACGAAAATCAAGTGAGTGCCTATGCGTCTCAGGCTATGCAGGGGCGTCCGCTAATGGGTGGCGCAGTATGCGTCACTATGGATGCTCACATGCTTGTGCCGCCGTCGTGGTCGAAGAAGAAACGCAAGGATGCGTTAGACGGAAAAATTTGGCCGACCTCCAGACCAGACCTAGACAACATCATCAAGGCCGTCTTAGATGGACTCTTGCGCGTAGCAATTGTTGATGACAACCAAGTTGTTCATCTCGTTGCGCGTCAGATTTACTCTGAAACTCCCCGCTTAACCGTAGAGATTGAAGAGCTACAATGATGTCTGCTTTTTCAGATCACGCCGCTCGTCTTGTCGAGCGCGGATACTCAGTCATTCCAATCATACCCGGCGAGAAGAGGCCAGGAGAATTTAAGTCTAATGTTTGGAAAGGCATGAGCGGTTGGCAAAAGTACTGCGACCGTGGGCCAACAAAATTTGAGTTGGACATTTGGGCGCAGTGGGAAGACGCAAGCCTATGTGTTGCATTGGGCCGCGCTTCAAACCTGACGGCCATAGACTTCGACTACGGCAGTCCAGAGGTTCGTGCCGCGCTAGAAGCCTGTCTACCTCCGTCGCCGGTCAAGAAAATGGGGGCAAAAGGCTACACCGCTTTCTATCGAGGTTATCCTGTTGCGTCGAAGAAGTACTTGCTCGATGGCGTGAGCGTCATTGAAGTGCTGGCATCGGGTAAACAAACCGTACTGCCGCCATCAAAGCATCCAGATGGCATGGAGTACAGATGGCTTACCGCAGACAACTTGGAAGACATGACGGCAGATGAATTGCCCGAGATTCCAAGCGACATCCATGAGCGGATCATAAAGGCTCTTGAGCCATTTAAGACAAAGGCAGACGCACTCACAATCAACAGCCCTGATGTGATTAAGCCACTCACAATAGGTGGGCCTGATGTGAGTGACGGTAATACAAGCTACTGGCGCGAGATCAACGATAAGGCGATGGCAAGCCTGGATATGTGGGTTCCAGGGCTATTCCCAGACGCCAAGAGAGCGCACGCTGGGAGTTATCGGGCCGTAGCGCACTGGCGCGGCGGGGAGAATAATAACGTCAGCATCCATCCAGATGGCATCAAGGACTGGGTGACAGACGAACCAATGACGCCGCTTGATTTAGTGATGCGTGCCAATAGCTGTGATCTTGAGATGGCCGTGCAATGGCTCAAGAACGCGCTTGGAATGCCGACAGAGCTTGTGTTTGTCGAAGAAGATTTCATCCCGCCGGTGGTGGTAGAGAAGCCTAAGAAGGCAGCGAAGAAAGACAAGAACATCATTCCAATGCCAGATGCCAACACCGCGTTGGGCATGTTGGTCAACCACATCAATCGCACCAGCCTCAAGCCGCAGCCAGAGTTGGCAATCGCCGCAGCACTTTGCGCCATTGGCGTTCTCGCCGGTCGTAAGTATCGCAGCCCGTCAAACATCCGTACAAACATTATGACCATAGGCATCGCTGACTCAGGTGCTGGCAAGAACCATGCGCGTGTCGTGATCAACCGCCTCATAACAGACAGCCTCGGCGCGGGTGCGTATATCGGTGGCAACAAGATCGGTTCAGGCCCAGGCTTGCTCACCGCAGTCCATCGCCATCCAGCTATGTTGTTCCAGCTCGATGAGTTTGGCATGTTCCTACATGCGGTAGCCAACCGCACCAGCGGCAATCATTATCTGACCCAGATCTTGGACAACCTCACAGAGTTGTTCACCACATCCAATGATGTGTTCCGTGGCACAGAGTACGCCGACCAACGCAACCGTCCTCGCTTCGACATCGTACAGCCCAACGTCTGTCTCTACGGCACGACAACACCCCAAGTATTCTGGCGGGCCTTGCAAAGTGGCAATGCAGTAGACGGTTCACTTGCCCGCTTCTTGGTGTTTGAGAGCAAAGACAGTTATCCCGATAGCCAAGAGTTGATTGAAATGTCACCACCAGACGAGTTGGTCAGTCTACTTGCTCGCATCATGGAGCCAATCGGTGCCACAGGTAACGTAGGCGCATCGCTCGACATAGGTGGCCTCCCGCCCCCAGGGAATCTCGTGACGGCAACGTATGACGATGAGGCTGCGAAGTTGTTTGAGGCACTCGATAAAGAGGTCACCAAGACGCTGAGAAATAACGCTGGCACCAAGGTCACATCGTTTTATGCGCGTGAGGTCGAGATGACTATCAAGGTCGCCATGATCCATGCGCTGGGCCGTGACCCCGAGAACCCCATCATAAGCGCAAGAGACTTTGAATTTGCCAGAGCCATCGTCACACACTCAATTCAATCCATGATCGACGGCATCGAGCGGTTCGTCGCTGACAACACCGCAGAGAGTAACAGCAAGAAGGTTATGGAATTAATCCGCCAATCCGGGTTCATCAGCCGCACAGAGCTTTGCAAGCGCACCCAGTTCTTGGGCCGTGACCGCGATACCGTCATCAAGCATCTTGAAGATGCAGAGCTTATCGAGAAGGTCTTGCACAAAACAGCAGGCCGTTCCAAGCAGATGTACAGGGTCAAGCTATGACGCTGATAGACCGGATTAATGCGTTCTTGGATCGGCACGCAATGGAAGCCACACGTTTCGGCACGCTGGCGCTTAACGACAGCCATCTCGTCTTTGACATCAGAAACGGACGCAAACTCAGGCGTGCAACAGTACGCCGCATTGAAGAGTTTATGAATAGATTAGACGCTAACCCATAGATGACTTGATTGTCCCAAAATTAAGGCTGTGAACCGCACACGCTTTCGTTGGGTTCTTTGTACCAAACGCGGAAATATTGCCTCCGTAGCTTTTGCCTCGCATAGCAACACTCATATCCATGTAAGGACGCGGCCAGGGTGTTGAGTCGTATTCTTTGTTTTCCTCGGACCTTGTTTCGTTCGTCTTGCTTCGCGTTTCGGCAGCAATCTGTGTGTGCCTCTGACGTTGAATGTGATACGGCTCAATTTTATTAATCCGCATAAAGTGACGTATGCGTTTTACGGAAACACCAAACATCTTAGACATTTGATAAAGCGAAGTTTGATGACCTTTGCTTAGAATGAACTGCACCGCGTCTTTGTTCATTTCACACTTCCAGGTTTTTCAAATCCAATCACATTGCGTTCATCGTCGTACACGACAGTCACATATCGGCCTTCAAGGTCGCCAATACCATCAATCATTTCATCAGGCTCCAACGCAGCATCCAGCAGCTTGGTAATTATGGCATCGTTCTGCCTATAAAACACCAACCCAGGCCCCTCGATTTCAAAGTTGAAATACCCGTTGCCGGGATCGTAGGCCGTAGCAATCATAGATGCATCAGAAGGCCGATTGCGAGGTGGCGAGGGCCTTGGTGTGGTCGGCGGGAGTGGCAGAGCAGACGGCGGCGGTTCGACTTCTGGAGCCTCCATACGGCCCTTGGGAGGGACGCGCATAACTCGGCGTTTGCGCCGCGCCGTCATAAAAGTCCTCAAGCACTCATGCTCAACATTCGGGTACAGCCGAAACACCTCCAGCAGCCGGTCTACCGCCCCCGGCGGCTTATACGCCCCCGACAGCCACCGCCGCACTGTGCGTTCTGTTGCGCCAATAATTTGACCGGCTTGATTATGAGTCAGGTTATGTATCGCAATCCATTGCTCAAGATTCATCGTACTTAAATCCATTACGTTTTCTGGGCTTTTCGGCTTCACTCATGTGCAGTTGTATTAGCTTTTGATCGAGCCGCACTCTCTTAACGTGCTCAGGCAAAGGTTTGGCGTCAAGCCAAACAGGTTGGCCCCAGTTGTTGAGCATGGCCTTAAATTTGTCCCAGGCGTTCATGGTTTTTCTCCCATAGTTTTGCTGAAGGGCCGCACGCGCCGTTGGTGTCGCGGCATTGTTTGGTTTGTATGCCATATGGCAAACCCGGTGCGTGACACTCAGCAGCAGAATAGCTAGGTGTGACGAAATGGGCGCAGTCCATGCAATATTTTGGACGTTGGTTGGAAACACTCATCTAAACCACCATTC